CGCCGACAGCCCGGCGCCGCACAGCGCCGCGTCGAGGTGCTGCAGCTCCGCGCCGCGCTCGAGCGCCACGGGGTGACCCGATGAGGGCACTCAACCAGGTCGAGGAACCCGAGTGGCCCGCGTGGCCCTCCTACATCGCCGCACGGGCGATGGCCGGCGCACTGCTCAAGTGCCCCTGCACGTGGGGCTCGTGCGGCCACTGCATCGACGGACGGCACGACCGGTGCGCGTTCGTCCGCGACGGCGGCACTCCCGCCTACGGCCGCGACGGCACCAACACCTGGCTGACCAACGCGAAGCACAAGGCCCTCGCGCCCGTCTACGCCGCCGGCACGCACGAGTGGCGCTGCCAGTGCGACCGCGACGGACACCCCGGCTCACAGCCCATGCAGCTCTCGCTGTTCGGGGAGGTGGCCGCATGACCGCCCCCTCACGCGCCCACGACCCCCCGTGACGGGCCTGCTGACAACTCCATCGCATCCCCGCGCGCTGAGCGGGGCGACTGCCCAGGGCGAGACACCGGGACGCGCACGAGCCGACTGCACAAGGGCTCAGGGGTGACGGACCCCCTCATTCAGTGCTCCGGCTCCGATGAGTAGGCGCGATCGGTCAAGGCAGGCCCGGACGATCACCAGCACCCCTCCCACGACCTGCTCAACATCCCGGCCCTGACCAGCGACTAATCCCCGTAGGTGACCTACCGACCGAGGCGATCGACCGAACGACCGACCGAGGTGCAGTGGTCCTCCCCGAACCACGGGGGGACCACTCTCCCTCCACTCACTCCCTTCACTCCCTCCCAAGGTGCGGGGCCACCAGCCCCCACCAGCAGCACCACAAGAGAACAGGCAGATCACCCCTCCAACACCACTACCCACGCAACCACCACCACGGCACCGGCCCACCAGGGCGCAGCCGCCCCCACCAGCCGGGGACGCCCACCTGAACCACCCGAGACACCGACCACCAACACCGATCACAGACAGGAGGACACGACATGCCGCATCAGACCCGCATCACCAGCGCCGCACCGCTCACCGCCTGCCCTGCCTGTGGACGACGACAGAACCGCGACGCGATCTGCTGCAACCCCCGCTGCTCGCTGTTCGACCAGGGCGGTCGCATCGCCCTCGCCCGCGAGGCCGCTCTCGCCGAGATCCGCGCCCTACTCCACCACCAGCACCAGGAGACACCCGATGAATGATGAGACTCAGGCCTACGCCGACAACGCCGCCGGGACCGCCCTCCGACTCACCGCCTTCGCCAACAGCACGATCCTCCACACCGTCGCCCAGCGCGATGGACACCGGACCGGCCCCGTGTCGATCCCTACCGCCGAGCTGCTCGCCATGATCGACCGCAGCGACCCCGACGCGATGCGCGCCTACCTCCGCGAGACCGCGCCCGACTTCGTGGCAGACACCCTCCGGCCCGACTACGCCGAGGGCGGCGTGACCGCAGCACTCATCGACCGCGAGGTGCCCGAGGCCGACAGCCCCGAGGACGTGGACGAGCACCGCGACCGCGACGACCCGACCGAGCGGGCGCAGCTCGACCGCGCGTGGGCGCTCGAGCTCGCGCACAAGCTGTTCCCGCACGCTGGCTCCCTACTCGCCGTCAAGGTCGCCGCGTGGATCATCGACGGGCAGCAGCGATGAACCGCCGGCCCCTCGACCTCGTGGCCCTGTCGCTGCTGACGCTGCTCGGCCTGCTCGCCCTGGCGGTCGCGCTGTGACCGCCCGCACCGAGGGCGCCGCGATGCCCCTCGCACCCGAGTCCCGCGAGCACCTCCGGCAGCACCGCGACGAGCTCCACAGCCTCGCCGGCACGCTCGAGGTCACCCGCGACGAGCTCCGCGCCGACGCGCTGCTCGGCGCACCGATCACCCTCGACACCCTCCGGCTCGTCCGCGACGCCGCCGACCTGCTCACCATCGCCGCCCGCAAGATCGACCCCGACCAGGAGACCACCCGATGACCGCGACGCCGAGCAGGCCCGCCCGCCTGATGACGACCGAGGAGCTGGCCGAGCTGCTCGGCGTCACGGACCGCACGATCAAGCGCTGGCGCGTGTCGGGCGACGGCCCGCCGCACCTGCTGTTCGGTCGCACTGTCCGCTACCACCCCGCCCGCGTGCAGGCGTGGATGCTGGCCCGTGAGCAGGGCACCCCCTCACGCAAGCGGGGCACCCCCGCGAGGGAGGGGGGCACCCCTGCTCGAGGGGGTACCCGTGGCCGATGACTACACCCGCCTGTCGGGGGACCAGCGCCGGGCCCTGCTCGACCAGGCCCTCGCCGTGCACGGCTGGGTGTGCTGCATCTGTGGGCTCGGCATCGCACCAGGGCAGGAGTCGCTGCAGCACGTGACCTCACGCAAGCGAGGCGGACAGCGGACAGCAGCGAACGAACGACCAGCACACAAGAGCTGCAACTACCAGCTCCAAGATCGTGATGCTGATGGACCAGAAGGAGAGATCCACAATGGACTCAACTACTTCGCGAGCTCTCGACGCGAGCGATGAGCCCGACGACGGCGAGGTGACGACCGCCGAGCACCTCGACGCCCTCGCCGCCGCGCCGCCGAGCGACCGCGCCCTCGGCTCGGCCGTTCTTCTGAGCGGGGGGCCGCTTCCAACCCGCGCCAACCTTGGAAATCCCCCCCGATCAGCCCAGAAAAACCGCAGGTCAGGCCCGATTGGGCCGGGAAGGACCGGATCATGACGAACGAGCAGGGATCGCTGTGGGATCGGCCCGCGCCCCGCGCCGATGGGCCGATCGCAACGGCCGTCCGCGCCGAGCTGGACCGCAAGATCGCCGCCGGCATCATGGACGAGGAGCTCTACGCCGGCCAGATCGCGCAGGCGCTCACCCTCGCCGCCGAGGTGGACGCGACGGTCGGGATCGGTCGCCCGTCGGGGCGTGCGCAGATCCATGACGTGCTGCACCGGCTGCTGTTCGACCTGCCGCAGCCCGAGCGGGCCGTGTCGAGCACGGACCTCGACCGTGCGCTCGAGGCGATCCTCGAGGGCGACGCGGGATGAGCGCGCCGGCGGTCTCCGCGCCGCTGCAGAAGTTCGAGCACGCGCCCGCTCCCGCGTTCTCGCCCGTCCGTGACCCGTCGTGGCAGTCCGAGGGCGGGGAGATCGCGAGGGTCGCGCGGCTGCTCGGCATCGAGCTAATGCCGTGGCAGCGGCACGTCGTGGACATCGCGACCGAGTACCGACTCGACGAGCACGGGCGGCGCCGCTACAAGTACCGGACCGTGGTCGTGACCGTGCCGAGGCAGTCGGGCAAGACCACGCTCATGACGCCGGTCCGCGTGCACCGGATCATGACCCGCCCCGGCATCGACGCGTTCTCGACGGCGCAGACCGGGAAGGCCGCGCGCGACCGCATCCTCAAGATGATCGAGCAGGTCGAGGTCTCGCCCATCGCGTCGCTGTTCAAGCCCCTGCGCTCCAACGGTGCCGAGGGCCTCAAGGTGCACGGCACGAACAGCCGGTGCGTCCGGTTCTCGCCGGTGACCGGCGCGCTGCACGGCGAGACTCCGCACCTCGTGGACTTCGATGAGATCTGGCGCTACTCCGAGGAGCTCGGCGACATGCTGCTCGGCGGCGCGCGGCCCGCGATGATCACCCTCGGTGCGCTCGCGCAGGTGTGGATGGTCTCGACCAAGGGCACCGCGGCGAGCACGTTCATGAACCGCTACATCGACGCGGGCGAGAACGGCACCGACCCGACGCTCGCGTACTTCTCCTGGGAGATGCCCGCCGGCCTCGACCCCGACGACCCCGAGACCTGGCGCGCGTTCCACCCCGCGCTCGGCAACACCATCAGCGAGGACGACCTCGCCGCCGAGATGTACGCCGAGGGCGTGTCGCACTCCGAGCGCATCCGCGCCTACATGAACCAGATCACGACCGTGACGGACTCGATCATCGACGCCGCCTCGTGGGCGTCCCTCGCCGACGACCGCCTCGGCCAGCGCGTGCCCGAGCTCTCCGAGGTCGGGATCGGCGTCGAGGTCGCCCCCGGCAACGCGTGCGCCGCCGTCGTCGCGGGCTGGTGGGACGACGACGGATCGCCCGTGCTCCGCGTGCTGCACCAGGCCCCCGGCACGTCGTGGCTGCTCCCCTACCTCCGGCGGCTCCGCGACGACTACGGCGTGACCGAGATCGCCGCCGACGACGCCGGCCCCGTCCGCCGGATCACCGACGACCTGCACCCCCATGGCACCGAGGCTGACGACGCCGAGCTGCCGGTGCGTCGCCTGTCCCTGCCCGACCGCTCGACCGCCGACCTCGACCTGCTCGCCGCCGCCCGGGACGAGCGGACGCTCAAGCACGACGGGTCCCGCGTGCTCGAGCAGGCCGTCGCCGCCGCGCAGCTCCGCACGAACAACGGCGTCGAGCGGATCGACCGCGATAAGAGCCTCGGCCCCGTCCCGTCGCTCATCGCCGGCAGCGTGGCGCTGTGGCACGCCGAGCACCGCGAGGAGCACGTCGGGATCCAGCTGTTCTAGCCCCGCGTGTCCCCTCGCGTCCCGGCGGGGTCGCGAAAGCTAGGACCCGCGCCGAGGCGAGTCGCATGCTCCCGGCATGTCGATCTTCACCCGCGCCGCTGACGCGCTGCTCGGCGGCGTCGCCCGCCGGCAGGCGGTCAACGTCGCGAGCGGGATCATCCCG